CAGCTTTGAGTGCTCTGGACTTCGCAGTCACAGTAACTTTCTCGATGCTGAATGCCATCTCTTGGAAAGCGTTAGCAGCAGCGTCTCCTAATGCCTCAGACTCTCCAGTAACCATACCCTGACCAACAGAGTAGTCAGTAGTAGTTGCGGAACCAACAGGGTTAAGAACGCCAGGGTTTGTTCCGTTAGGAGAAGATGTAGTACCGAAACCAGCGGCAACATCTGTCATGCCACCTGTAAGGTTCTGAGAGGAGTTCTGTCCAGAGAAGCTTGTATCTGGTTCATCGAAGAGAGCCTCAGTTCCACTCTGATTAGTGAATCTGGATCTCATTGCGAAGATAAGTCCTGTAGGACCAGACATTGGTTGAACACCAGCAAGGTCATATGCGACCAAGTTAGGCATTGCACGTCTGATAAGACTAATCAACACAGGGTCGAAACCAGCAACAGGACCTGCTGCAGCAGCAGAACCACTAAATCCACCAGTTCCAGCGGAGTTAGTAGGAGATGCCTCAGTCAAAGACTGGAAAGCATTCTCTTCTCTGAGCATTTGCTCTTGGTTTTCGAGAAGAACGGCAGTAACGTTTCTTCTATGTGCGTCTTTAATTGGATCTGACCCTTCGTGATCGAGAAGGGGAGCCCACTTTTCAGTGAGTTGTTGATAATTGATGTTTTGTTGCATCGGTCTAAGAGTTGTTAGTTAAAAATTAACGAGTTCCTATTTCATACGTCCAAGTGCATCAAGATAAGCAGCCATTGCACCAGTAGCTGGCTCAACGTGTTCTGCTTCTTCTTTCAATTCTTGAGGAGCGGACGCTGTGGATGTGGTCTTCTTCTGTCCGAAATAAGATTCTTTCAGAGTCTCGATCTTTCCACGATAGGATTCTTCACTTTCAAACTCAACACTTTCTGCAAGAGTTTTCAATTTCTCTTTCTGAGAAACTGCAAGACCCTCAGCAACATTGTTAACGATAGTCTGAGCGGTTGACTCACCAAGTCTCTGGTTGAGTGCAACGTTCTTTTCTATCTGCTCGTTGAGCTTCGTCTCCATTTCATCAAGCTTGTCCACCATGTTTTCTAGGACATCATATTTGTCTTCAGGTAAAGTTACATAATGTTCTTCAAAAAGCTTTTTCATGCCTTCCATGAATGATTCTGTCATCTCAGTCTTGATTCCTTTTTCGACTGCGATAGCATTTTCCTTCATCCATTCATCGGCAACGTACTCCAAGTATGCGTCAGTTCTCTCAGTGAGTTCGACTTTGATTTCCTCAACCTGTTCGTTGAGTGCTTTCTCATACTCTTCGTTTAACTGATTCTCGATATCTGTGATTTTAGCATTGATAGATGCCTCAAAAATCACCTTAGCCTTTTCTTTGAATTCCTCTGAGAGGTCTTCTCCAGAAAGAAGTGCGTTAACATCTTCTTCGATGGCAGCGTTTAGATCGACTGTTTCCTCAGTTGCTTCTGTAGATTCTTCTTCAGCAACAACTTCTTTTGATTCGTCGGCTTCTGCCTCTTCGGCATACTTAGGTGCAGTTGGCATGGGATCAGCTTTTCCAGCGTTCTTAGTGATTACGTCCTTAACTTGCTTAATAGTCGCAGTTGGCGTTTTAAGCATGTTACTGTTGTCGTCAGGCTTTGAGTTCTCAGGCGTAGGACCACCAAGATCTTCAACGGAACCTTGACCATCAGGAACGTAATTAGGAGTAGTAGGCATAGGATCGCCTTTTGCTGCTCCACTATTTACAGCGGTATTAGATTGCTGTGTCTTTACATCCATTTCTTGTAAATCTCCACGGGACATTTTGAACTCTCCGTCGTAAAACGTGTTTAGATATCGTATAATCTATGTTTATTTATTAAATCAAAGATTTGATAAGAAGTTTTGGAAGATTTCCAACTTCTTCTCGTCAAGTTGACCTTGATCTACTAATTTATTTATAGTTTTTTGGGTCTTCTCAATGACTTCCTCCACTGCCTTTTCAGGCTCAGCAACTGCAACGCTAGGATGAGTAATAGTTTTTTCTTCTATTACTTTGATCTCAGATGCTTTTGCTTTTAGGATTCCTGCCTCCCAAACCCAATCAACTCCTTCCATGATGCCATTAACAAAAGCATCTGGTGCGGAAGGATCTGCTACTATGTCAGCAGCAGTTGCAAGCATAAAGTCTTCACCGACAACTTTGTAGCCTTCGCTAGTGTCTTTAAGACTTCCCATGCCTCTAGAAGAAACTCCAAGTTGTACGCCTTCGTCAATAAGACTCTTGGCGATGACACCCATTGGTGTTTCTAAAAGCTTTGCTTTTCCTACAAAATTAGTTCCTTCTTTGTGAAGGTCTACAATCTTGTGGGATACCCTGTCTAGGTTAACAGTAGGACCTTCGGGGTGTCCTAACTCACCAAGAGCTCGTCCTTTTCCAACGAAAGCTTCGTTGTATCTTGCGACTTCTCTTTCGAGAGTTTCAACAGGATAGAAACGACCGTTCCTGTTCTTGAGGTTTCCTTGTAAGAAAACACCTTCAATGAACATAGATTTCTTGCCGTCTTTTTCTTCGACAAGAACCTTAGCGGTTTCGATCTCTTCCGTGATGAGTTTCATGTTAAGCCTCAGGTTGTTCTTCTACTTCATCATCTACAGGTTCTGTCTCAGCGACAGGTTCTTCAACTTCTGCTGTATCCTCAACAGAACTAGGTGTGCCAGGAGCTTCGTCTTCAACCTCCTGTTCTTCCTCATTATCCAAATAAGGATTAGGTCCACCAAACATGTCAGCAGTGACAGCTGGTTTCACAAGGTCAATGTTTTCCGCAGCCTTGTTGTATAAGATCTCTTTGATCTTATCATGGATCTCAGTTGCAGATCCATCTTGCCCTGCAGCAATCATATCAAGTAAATCATTATCCATAAGTGTTAATATAGAATTAGACTAGTATTATTTATATTTCCCCGCCTTCTGGCATCTGTGGAGCTTGTTCTGCACCACCTTCTTGAGGTGCTTCACCCATGTTTGGATCTTGTGGATTCATTGCACCACCAGGCATCTGTTCGGGATGAACTCCAAGTTGAAGTTGTTGTACTTCCATAGGATCAGCGAGTTTACCATCCTTGATTTCCTTCTCCATTTGCTTGTCGATCTCAATGACCTCCTCATCCTTCTGCTTGAGAATTTTTCTTCTCACATAATCAAGTGAGAAGTATTTACCAACATAAGGATCAACAGCGGCAACAACACCAAGTCTTTCGTTGAGTAGTTCTGTCTCTTTAAGTTCTGCAAAGTGATTGTCATACACAAAGTCATATTGAATATGATCTCCAAGTACTTCCCAATCTTCTGGGGTGACAATGTTTTTTAGAATTAACTGAGTCTTCAACATGTCGTTGAACAGATGTGAGAATCTTTTTCTCATTCTGCCAACAAACTTTGTAAACTTGATCTCATCTCTTAAGATCTCAGAGGATCTACCAAGATTGAATCCATCACCAGATCCAGCGATACGAGATTCTGGAACTCCTAATGATCGGTATAGTTTCTTTTGGAAGTACTCGATGTCGCTAAGTTCGCCAAGATTTTGTCCACCTGGCAACGTAGTGATTTCAGTTCCTCTGCCACCCTCTCTTCTGGGTAACCAGAAGTCTTCGAGCATGGACATGTGTTTTCTGTCATCTCTTATTTCTCCTGTAGATGCGTCATAGACGAGTTTATTTCTATAACGGTTCATTACCTCTTTAAGGTATTGTTCCGCTTTCATCTTAGGTAAGTTACCTACATCAATATAGAAAATTCTTCTTTCTGGAGCACGACTCAACCTGTAGATAACAAGAGAGTCCTCAATCATTCTAAGTTGATTGAGTGCCTTGATTGACTTATGTAAGTAAGAAAGAATAGTCTGTTTATTCCTATCAACCAAACCAGAGTGACAGAAAGAAATAGCATCAGGTGCAATCTTTACTGGTCTTTGTTTGGTAGAGAAAGGAGTTTGACCAATAGCACCCAAGGCATTTTTACCTTGTGTCTGACTGGGATCATACTGATAATACTCTTCTATCTCTGGGTTCTCAATATCAGCAGGGTTCTTAGCATTTACCTGATTGATTGCTCCTCTTAATGAATTATCTGTCTTGAGTTTCCTTACCAACTTAATCTTAAGTGGGTCAATATATCTTACTTCTTTAATACCTTCTTCTGGCGCTTTGATATCAATTACCTTATGGTAATAGATTCTTCCATCAACATACCAGTTCCTAAGAATCTCATGACACTTATCATCGAAGTTCAAAATCTCCTTGATTGTTTTGAACTCTTCTCTTATGAGATCTTTAAGTTGCTTAGATGCTGGAAGATTCTCCAAATCGATTTCGACTGGAGAATCATTCTGATCTGAAACTATTGCTTCATTTATAATATCTTCAATGGCACTATCCACTTCTGGATGCAGTGCCATTTCTCTATATCTTTTTATTAACTCAAACTCAGACTTAAATACACCATCAATATCAACGTACTGCCCATAGAATCCGCTCGAGACATAATAGTCCGACGAATCCTCGTTAGATTGGGGTACAGGAGAGACAACGTTTTTGTTTTGTTCGTCATCCTTCTGGATTTTGAATCCAAATAATTTAGCCATTAATCACGTTCTGGGCTGTTCCCAGTTATTTATATCACTTCAATTAGTTTGATGTATCAGTGCTACTATCAGCTGCTAAGTCTGTGATCTGAGTATTTTGATCACCACCATCAGTAACAGTATTAAGGATATTCGTTTTTCCTTCAAATACATCCCACCACTGAACTTGTAAGTCAACAGTGAACTCTTCGATAGAATCAGTTTGATCGTATGAAAGTTCGATGGCACTTACGTTAGTTGGGAATACTCCATGAAACTTGTAAGTTCTGAGAACAGGAATGGTAGGACCACCTTGGTCTAGAGTTTTTAGTACATTAGTAGTTGCTCTACCAAGTTGGTGTACCAGCATATTCTCAGTATAGTCGTCTGGTGTTACTTCTCCAGTTGCATTATCATGTTTGTTGATTGCGTTCATCCACCTTTCAAAAGCATTTCTGATTTTGAAATTGGTGTCATTGATGACTGTAATTGTCCAGACATCAAATGTTCTGTCACCAGCAATCTTCAAATTTCTTCCTCTGAATGGAACATCAATTACGTTGATGTTCGATGCAGGGATATTTGCAGCTTTGACCATAAATTTGCCATCACTGACCGCTTCACCATCTGAATCGATATTGCCTGGAAAAGCAAGTTCGACTTCAAATAGATTGGATCTTGCACCACCACCAGTTAACTTACATTTGAAGTTATAGATAGTTG